CCGGGTGTATTGTCTTGTACAGTGTCAACACCTTCGCCCGCTCTGAAGCGTAGGTAATAAGTATTAAGTATCTTGGAAACGCCAAGCCAAGAACCTACCCCCTCTCCACCATGTTCCCACAAACATTCTGTTTGACTGAATGAAGAAGGAAGTTGAACTTCCCCTGCAAACGTAATGCTTTGATATCTGCCAGTAAAATTTCCGTCTATCTGGCCGGAAGGCAGTGCACCGTCAAGCGTTAGGTCGTATTCAGGTGAGAAGTTCTGGGTAAGTTGATTTCCGCTTAGGCTAACATTCGTAACAGCGACAATCGTAACAGAGCCGACCCCACCTGTAGCAAACAGGCCAGTCTCTGGTACATTAGCCTCCGCGGCAACGGAGACTGTTCCGACGCCTCCGGTTGCAGAGACGCCAGTAACTGGTACGTTGACCGAGACACTGGTAGGTTCCCCCCAAGTGCCGGACGACCAAGTATCGCGCCCCCAACCGGATGCCATCAGAGCACCCTAATCAGGCAATACGAATAATAGCGTTAGAAGCGTCAGCAGTAGGAAACTGAATAGTAAAGTCACCAGACGTTGCTGTCTTATCCGCTCCAAAATCCAATACAACAACTGAGTCCGTTGTGCTAGATCCACCGCCTGTCGTTGTGTTGTAAATCAACGCGCCACGAGCAGTCACGGTGACGTTTGAAAAAACTTCATCCGCAAAGTCTGTGAACGCAGTTGTTCCAGACGTTGTAGGGTTGACGTTAGAAAGCGCCTGTCCCCCAGCAGAATAGTTTGTTCCAGACGCCTCATTTGTTGTCGAGTAGTCAGTTGTTGACGCTCCTAATGTTGCAGACGAAGTAAACAACGCAATGTTAAACGTATGCCCACCAGACAGGAAGTTGTGCTTACCTTCGAGCAACTCTTGCTTGAAAGATGTGCACATTGCTTGAGAAATTGCCATTACAGTCTCCTTATGGCTTCAGCTAATTTCGGATGACCCGCATCCTTCAATGCATTATATATGGTTGTACGGTCAGAGCGAATCGCTTGCCGCATGTAATACGCAATCAATTGGTTTGCTTGTTTTTTAAAAGCATGTGCTTGATCGCGCAATGCGGGATCAGCCGTATCAGATATACTGATTAACTTTTCCACACATCTCTCTGCGACTTCTTCGGGAGTACACCCGCGTCCATCGGTCGTATGAACCGTTACAATCGGTTCTTTTGGTAAATCAAAAACTAAAGCGTTTGATGTAATCATGTTTTCTCTCTAATAATTAATCCGGTACGGTAAGCGTCGGTATCTTCGACCGCTTCCCCGTAATTTTTTAAACGAGATACAGAGTCCGCAAACTGCTGGAAATAGTTCTGAATAACATCCTGCTCGCCTTTCATGAAAGTGTAGGCTTCAATTAAAGACCCATACAGCATTGCAAGCGGCGCATTTGTGCTTAACCACGTTGTTCCGCCATCTGATCCAGCCGTTAAGCTTGGTGGACGATAATAATAATGAAGTTCTACGGCGTAGTTAGAGTCTGGCGTTGGCGCTACAAGAAAGTTAGTCACATCAAAAAACGCATAATATTTTGGGACGCCTGTGGTTGAAGCGTCCGGAGTGTACTCTTGCAAGAAATTAACGTCTTTGTACAACAGAAATTCTTTGTTGCTTCCGTTTGTCACAGAAAGCGAATAAGGCGCCAAAAAATCACTAGGGCAGTTAAGGTATTGGTTGGAGGCCGTTAAAGTACCCGTTTGATTTCTACGGAAAAAATTAAGCTGAACAGACTTAAAGATGCGCTCTTCTGCGCCTTTAATGAAAACGTCCAAGTTATTAACGAACGTTGTCTCTTGGTTTTCGCAATAATCTTGAATAGCCGTTTTTAGTTGAGCGTATGTAAAACTCATGCAATCACCACTGTAACCGTTCCAACCTCACCAAAGGCTCTTGTTGCTATTCCCCTGTCAGGGAAACCCCCGGCTCCAACAGGAACTACGAGAGGCTCTATCCGATCAGGGCGCGCATCTTTCAAAGCTTGTGCATCAACAGGGCTACGAAAAGGCCCTAATTGTGGATGCTTCGGCTCATACTCGTCTTTCCCAACCAGCAACCCGTTCCATTCTCGACGCATGTCTTTGTACTTGTAGCGAACCCCTGATCGGTCTGAGGTCGCATATGCAAATTTGCCTTGAGCAAACTTAGACATTACGTTGTCCTAAAGTATTCATATTGAGGAACAACGTTGAAAGAAGCTCGATCTCGATCCTCTGTCATTGCTCGCTCAAATTCTTCTTCGTAAACAGCTTTTAAAAGCTGAAGACGTTGAGGCGCACGTTTCATCGCAATATAGTACGCCAGACCTGCGGCCAAGCACGGATAAAACCGAAACGGTATTTCCATTGTGTTTACAGGCGCATCAGCGTCTTGAATTCGAGTCAACGCATCGTAAATGATAATATCGGTTGAGTTTTCAGGTGCCGGCCAAATTTTTAAGTTTGGCGTAATCTGACGATCCAAGAAAAATTGCGTAGGACGACCTTGCGTTGTTTTGCTTGGAATGTTTAAAAACTCGTCTCGACTAACTCGGTCCAAAGAATAATCGGTACCGCTACGACGAACTACGACAGACAGAATGTCAATGACGTCTGCGCCTAAAGAAACGTCAGAGTCCGCCTGCGTTACTGTAAATTGACGTTGTTCAATCGTCCATTGATTCAAACCACGATTAGCCCACTCAGCTAGCATAAGGTTAAGCGAACGCCGTGCAGTCTTGAGGTCATACCCTGTACGAACTTCAAGACCGCAACGCTCAAACGCTTCCTCAATGTAGTCGGCTACATTGAGTTCAAAATCAGTTGAACCGGAGGTCGCCATTATTTAGCACTCACACTTACGTTTGCCACATTTCACGCAACCGCCTTTGGACATCTTTTTGACTTCGCCGCCGTACTTCATTTTTTTAGGTCTAACGAAACCGCCATTGCCTAGACGAACCGCGCATCCTGAACCTTTCATGCTTTGCTCCTACGAGTTACTTTGGCTTTCTTCGTGTTAGCCACAACTTGTTTACCTTGTGCGCCAGCCTTCTTTTTCTTTCTAGCTGTCGCCGCTCGCTCTGACTTTGTCAGGCTTTGTGCTTTTTTCTTTGGCAAGCAACGGTCGGGGTTCTTTTTGTTTTTTGAAGTCCCACATTCGCCAACAATGTTTCCTTTGCTGTCAATTCTAACCCACTTTTGATCTCGCCACTCTTTTAGCTGTCCCATTACTTTTTCTTCTTAGATTTCTTAGCGTAATTAGGGTCTTTGCAATACTTAGAAGCGGCCATGTTTGCATACGCACTCGGATAGGTATCAAAGGTGCGTTTTGCCCAAGCCTTACCTGCGGGGCATATTTTACCCCCAGACTTTACTTCGCCGCCTTTAGCCATGCGACGAACCGGTTTAGCGCGTTTAACCGAACACGCGCCATTTCCAAGATTCACTCGGCTTGTCATGCAAGCTTCTCCGCTAAAAACGTAGCTATGATTAACGCGGCTATACCCCACATACGCATGTCCAGCGTTTTAAGAGTTTCGCTTTGACTAGCTAACTTTTCATTTATCGCCTCATATCGAATATTGCATTCCGATTCATGGCGCTCTAAAAGTAGCAAAACATCCTTGGCCTGCAACTCTTTGTCTTCCAATGACAAAGTTACAACTGTTTCTTCTTTCTTTACCATTTCTTACAAGACCAATACCGTGCTGAAAATTTATCCTTTGCTGTATCACAATTGTGACGAGCCCGAAAACTTTTACGACGATCCGGCTGATCTTTTTTAATCGTCATGTTTGGATCCCCAAACCGGACCAACTTAATCTCAGAGCCTTTCTTCGCCAAAACTGCAAACTTTTTGTTGCCGCCGCTGGTACGCTTTGGCTTGTTGTACCCGGAAAACGTTTCGCCTCGATAACTCAAACGACCAGAAGGGCTACGCTTTACATTTTTGGTGGTGGCCATTACAGGTCACTCCCGTTTTTAATATAAGTGATGTCTAGCGTTGCGGATGCGGTGATTATACCCCCCACAGAATCTGCTTCTGCGCGAACCTCAATATCTGTTTTTTCGTTAAAAACAATTGGATTCCAATACGGGATACTGGTTGAGTTATTGGCTAATGTTACCCGGTCCTTGACGTTAAATACGCCACCGTCAGGTCTTG